TTTTTTTTCTCCTCAATTTCATAGAAGAACTTGTCAGTATCTTCTGTACGCCAAGCTCTGCTATCTTCTACATTCCATTCAGATGTTTGCACTTTCCAATCAGGAATATCATCTTTTACAGTAAAAGAAGGTATGTCCCATATACATCTGTTGTTTGGCTGTGCTGCAAAATTACCATCATCAAGGGCAATTATGTGAGCGCACTTGTGTTCGTGCGGAATCTCTGAATGATCAGTGTCAAGTATATTACTTTCAGGATGTGCAAAGTCAACAGTAAATAAATATTTTCCTGGGTGCCATTTTTTATCTTTTCCTATGTATTTTCCTGCTTGTCCATCTAAAATATCCCAACGATGAACAGAAGGATAATAACTAAAACAATTCCAAAGCTGTAATTCATCAAGTCTTCGGGTTGGTACATCCTCGATTTCAAAACCGCGTTGGATAAATGCGCTAATAGGGAGGCGATAAAAGATTGCACCATTTTCCATAATAGCGTGAAATAATACAGCGTGACCTGTAAGAGCGCTAATACCAAAGATAATGCAGTCACTAACTTCTCCATGATGTTTTTTAAGATCATATAAATACTCTTTTCTTATTTGTGCATAAGTCGGTGGTATGTTTGCATTTAAGTAAGCCATAATTTATCCTCATTTAATATTACCCCAGTTTGGTCCAGATTCAAAGTCAACTTTATTCTTAACCTCTAGAGTTATAGTTTGTTCCATTGTTTGTTTGATCAACTCTGCTTCGTGGTCCGTGATTGAAAAACAAAGTTCATCGTGAATTTGTATGTGAGGTATTATACCTTTTTCATATAAATCTACCATAGCCTTCTTTGTCATATCTGCAGCTGAACCCTGTATCAATCTATTCAAAGCTTTGTACGTAAATGCTGGCGTGTAGTATCTTTCAAACCAATCCATGTAATTTGGATCTATTTTCTTTTCTTTAAATTTATCTAAAATCTCTGCTTTAAATGCTTCTCTAGCCTGTTCTTCTGTATACAAAGTTACCTGATTAAATCTATTTGTTTCTGGGTTCCATTCTTTATTTGTTGTTTCCCATTTATCAAACCTGCAAAATCTATCGTACAGTGTAAATAATAATTTATTCTTTTTAGAAAATTCTATTAACTCTTGTGATAGTCTTCTAACAAAAGGTACTCTATTATGATAATCGTTAAATAAAGTCTTTGCTTCTGTTGACTCTAATCCTAATTCTTTCTGTAATTTTATCTTACCCATACCATAGAAGAGACCTAGATTAATTGTTTTTGCCTGTTTCCTGGAGATATTAGCCATGTCAGCGACTATCTGATGAAAATCTGCATCATCCTTATCAAATTCTTCTTGAAGGTTCTCTGTGCCTGGTAAACCAATTTTAATAGCATAGTGTACTACAATACGAGGTTCTTGTTGTGAGTAATCAAAACTGCCCCATTTACATCCATCTTCTGGTATAAACAGTTCTCTCATCTTAGCACCAATATAGCCTTTCGATGGAATCTGTTGTAAGTTTGGATTGCTCATTGAGAATCTTCCCGTAACTGTACCACCTGCGTCCGATCTAATTTGATTTATATCTGCATGTATTCTGCCTTCATGCACATAACCTAAAAGACCCTCAATGAATGTGTTAACTGCTTTGTCATACTCTCTTGCTTTTGCAATCATACGTAAGCATTTATTCTCGTGTGTTTTTAAATAATCTTTTGGTAGTTGTGGCATTTTAGATTTAGGAGTGACTTTGTAATCAGTTATGCCTTGATGTTGTAATAAATTTTTTATAGATGAAGCTGCCCAGATATCTACTCTGATTCCAGTCTTGTTCTGTATTGCTTTTACTATTTGATCTCTACGTTTTTTAAGATGTCTACCAAACAGGATAGCTTGAGCGGTATCAATTTTAACGCCTTTAAATTTCATGTCAACTAAACAAAGAAATAATTTTGTTTCTAATTCAAATATTTTTCTACAAGTCTTTTGCTCTCCATCTTCTTTAGTATATAATACTTCATCAATTTTTTTATTAAATAGATTCCATAACTTGTATGTTAGATCAACGTCTTGCTTTGCATAGTCTTTTACAATAGATGCTGGTAGCTTATGCATATTAGTCATTGGGTCCTTAACTGTGCCACCAGACCATTCTAATGTTTTTTGTTGTAGATCGTATTTATATTTAGAATCATTAAGATAATCTTTTGATAATGCATCAAGTGAATATTTAAATCTATTCTCATCAATCACAGATGCTGCAATCATTGTATCAACAATTCTACCTTTAATCATTTTACCAGTTACAGCTCGAATCCAACATACATCGTACATTGCATTATGAAATACTTTTGTAATCTTTTCGTTTTGAAATATTTTTTTATTAAGTGTGTCCCACATTTCCTGGGTCCTGTTAGGATCTAAATTAATATCAGAGTGTCTGATAGGAAAGTATGCTGTGTCTTTACCAGTAGTTACTGCAATACCACATATAAAACCATCATTTCTTATAGCACCTAAACCTTTTGTTTTAAGATTAGGATCATAAGTTTCTATATCTATTGCAACTGTGTCTATACCATTTAGGTCTAGATCTTCTGGTGTATTACACATTATAATCTCTCTCCATAATCATTTCTAAAAAGTGTATCGCTTTTAATATGTCTTGCTTCTTTCCCTTGTCACGATGCCTTATAATATATTTTATAGCACAACCTTCAGGATAGAGCAACTCATTCTCTACTACAAACTTACTGGGTTGAATTTTATATTTTTGATAGTGACTCCCGCCGTGCTGCTTGTTCCAAACGTTTTTATTTTTCATTATCTAACTCCTAATGTATATGCTCGTTGTGATGATATTGTCCAACAATCAAACTTACCTCGACTGTATGCAACATATTTTAACCTTAATTGTGTAAAGTAATCTTCTATTCTTGTTGCTGTTAGATCTACAATTACATTATCAAATGTTAAACCTTTTACTGTGTGTATGTTTCCATATCTAACTTTAACATCGCCTTCCAAGTTAAAGCCTCTTTGTAATATTTTTTGTATATAAAGTATTCTATCTGAATCAGTTTTAGTTCTTATTAATGAAAAGTCTCTTTGATAAGTTGAGTTTTCTTTTAAATATTTATGATGTATTAAATAGTCTATTGTATAATCTTTATTTACCCATTCATCAAAAGTTTCTTCTCCTCTACCATGCACTATTACTTTACTACCTATGTATGTCCAAAAATCTTTTATTTGTTTTAGTGGCATAGGTTTACCCCTTGCAAACTCCGGCCACAGCTTATGACATCTTATTTCTTTTTTTGGTACGTGGGCCGTGTTCCCTATGTGTGCATACTCTATACCATGTTGTTTAAAAAAAGTTTTGACCCAACCATCTGACGGATTACCTCGATACGTAAACAAAAATGTTTCGTCAGTATTTTTTATTTTATCTAACAACAGATCCATTGAAGTGCATCTGTGTCTTAAACTAGGTAAGTGATAGTGATTACCAATTACATCTGTTGGTTTCCAGATTCTGTGTGTACCATAGTGATTCCATATTGGTTTTATAATCTCTTTACACAAACTATTTATAGTCTGGCTACATCTATAACCTTCTTCTAATTCTTTAGCTCCCTTTGATAACTCATAAAATCTTGTTGCGTTGGCTCCTGCAAATTCAAATATTGTTTGATCTGGGTCTCCAACAAACCAATATTCTTTTGTGTTGGTTGCCATCTTATCTAATGCTTTTGTTTGTGGTACGTTACTATCTTGTGCTTCATCAACTATTAAAACATCTATGTCCGGCTCGTTAGCCTTTTCAATAAAGTCTCTTATCATGTCATCATAGTCACAAACATGATTATCTTTTTTATATTTTTCGTATATCTCTTGCAGCTCTTCAATAACATTTAAACTGTAAGGTTTGTAACTAAGCTTATCACATTTTTTCCAATGTTCTTTTAAAGTATGATCTTTACCAAATGCATCTTTTACATATTTATAAAACTTATGTTTGTCTCCTTCAAAGTCACTAGCATTTATTCTTTGTAGTTTAAATCTAGACTCCATCCTACATAGGTTTATATGGTCTTGATAACTAAATAAGTCTCTTTTTAATCCTTTATTTTGACAGTATGCATGTATTGTACAGATCTTATATTTTAAAGATTTTTTAGTTAGACCTTTTTCTTTTACTTCTGGTAGTTTTAATATTTCATCTCTTATTTCTTCTGCTGCAACTTTTGTATGTGATAAAACTATAATCTTTTCATGAGAAAACCTTAGTAAGAGTTCTGTATATTTTTGAGTTATAAACTTTGATGTCTTTCCTGTCCCTGGAGGACCCACCATAAAACTAGGTTGTTTCATCTGTAATCTCCTGATAGTCACCTTCGATAATTAAATCATCTTTATCAACTTCTTGGTTTAACATTCGCCATGAAACACAAGACTTAGTGCCATACTTCCCATGATTTTTTTTAGCTTTTAATATTCTTTGACATTTAATAACTAAATCTACTCTAGGTAAATTTACTTTCTGTCTGTGTAGGTAATCTTCAAACTTATCTAAATTAAACTCTAAGATATTTTTTTCTGTATTAAAGTAAGGCATACCAAAGTATGCTAATTCTTTTTTACTTGTGTATGCTTTTTCTTCTGAAATATAATTTTTAAAATGTTTTACAAATCGTAAGTCTTCTTCTGCGTCTTCAACATAGTCTTTTGATTTTTCTCTTGCTTCATACTTTCTACGCATAATCTCTTCAAAGTCAGAAGGTTTCATCTCTGGAATCCACACTGATGCTTTACTAATTACTGCATCATAAAATAATTTTTTGTTTCTAAGTGTAGGACCATCAACTGTAATTGTTTTTTCTACAGGTTCTCCTTGTACAACTGCATTTATTTTTACAAAATATCTATCACTTCCATATTCTATTATTTGTCCAATAGATTGTTTTGCTTCTTCACTTGTTGCTTCTTGTACGCCAATCCAACTAAACATTGTTGCAATTGTTTTTGTAGAACAACCAATAATCTCTGCAAGTTTAGGCATACCAAATTTTCTATTTGCTTTTTTATGTGATGTACCTTTACTTTTTCTTTTGTGACTTTCTTCGTCTTTAGCTGCAACTGCAATTTTATAAATGTAATCATCTATGTCTTCTGTATTCCATTCTGTATGTTTAAGTAATACACCTGCAATAGCAGTGCAATAATCATCTCTTTGTCCCGAACCTGCATATGTAATACATAAAGCGGCAGCAAGAGCTATTTTACCAAGATCAACTTTAATATTACCTGGATACTCATCAATACCTTCATACTTAACCCATTCAACAACTTCATTTGTTGTATGATATTTTGTTTCTGGAACTAGTGTATATTTATTTGCCCCATGTCTTATCTCACACAAAGTTGCGCCGTGACCATAGTCTTTGTAATAGTTTTCTAATTCTTTTGGTAATGCAAATTTTTTGTAGTCTGAAGTACCAGACCAAAGATAATGACTTGATGGATTATTTCTTCTACCAAAAACTGCACCACATGATTTAATGTGATCATTTGTAAATCTTTTAACAACAGGATTATCAATATCGAAATCTATATATTGATCTAGTCTAAGTCCTATTTGTTTTGTTGTGTGTTCTATTCTCCATTCTTCTTTCGTAATCTTAAAATCTGGATCGGACCACTTTTCGACCACAGCCTGCTTTGTATCGCAGGGTATGATCACCCGTCCTAGATCTATCCAATCTTCGTACGTAACCGGAGCTTTATTTATCTTATCATTCATAAATTAAAAAGTGGGCGTTTCCACGCTAGCTTCGACGCCCACTACCTAGGATACTATAAATTTAAAGATTTTTTAGTTTGTTCCTGAGTTTCAGGTTTTGCTTGTATCTCACCCTTACCTACAGATTCAGCAAAAGATTTTGCCATATCATAGATTCCTTTATCTGTGACTGGTCCTACCTTTGCTACATCCCAACCAAACCATGTTCCTTTGTCATTAGACATCTGAACAGTAGATAGATTATAAATGTGGCTGTAAGTTGGCGGAGTAAACAAACCATTTTTACCTTGCATTTTTAAACCCATCATCATTGAATTCCATTTTCTACTAACTTTTAATTGAGTAGATTTCATAGAAATCAAAGCTGTTGATGGATTATCACCTACAGTTAATACAAAGTGACTTGCAGTATTTTCAAGATAATTACCATTTGGTAATCTATCTTTATAGTCTTTACCTCTAGTGGTTTGACTAACTATATCACTGTCTGCCTCGTGAATTGCAACAGGTGCACCAGTGCTGGTACCTCTGTCTTGCCATTCAATGTATTGTCTTTTGTAGTGACAAGGTACGACTTGTAAAGAATCATATAACTGATTCGTTACAGTGTTTATTATTTTGCCTGGCTCTGCGCCCTCGACATATTTACCATCTCTTTTATTTACCTCTGGAGATAGTTGGCCCAAAATTTTTAAGAAAGGCAACGCAAGATCTTCTTGCGATATATTTTGAGCGCCTTGTGCTGCATCAGCTTCCATATCAAATGTTGCTAATGCTCCATTCTTTTTTTCTGTTACTTGGTTCATGTTTATTTGTTCCTTTTTATTGTTGTCTTATTCTCTGAGAAAACCCCAAAGATTTCCGTTGGCATTTCTTTACCTGCCTCAATACGCTCACGGACTAGCGCTTTTAAAGTCATGGGTTCTACCTTCATCTTTTGTGTCGGTTGGAACCCTTGACCTTTTGCAAGATCGGCATAATCAGCCGCCTTGTTATCTTCGTTGCGACCAAAGGATACGGATATCTCGTTTTTGATTATATCCCCTAGTCCATTATTACGAAGCCAGTTAAACGCCGCTTCTTTATTTGCTTCTGTAATAGTAGCACGATACGACGTTGAAACTTTAAGATGAGATCCATCGTGCAGTTTTAATTCTGCAAGACCCATCTCAGACATCATTGTAGGTATTACTTCACCTGATATATGATCTCTTTTCTTTTTTAAATTTTTTAAATGTTCCTCATGGTTTTCTATTGTTCTCACCACCTCTTCTAAGTTTTCAACTTGATCTGCAAGAGACTGAATATTACCAGTTTTTTTCATTGCATCTTGTTGATCTTGTTC